AACCATTTTTTTAGAATTTTTATTTACAGGTGGTATCCAATCATCAGCTAATTTAACTGATTTTTGTATAACGTGTTCTGGTACTGGTGTAGTAAATTTATTAATTACTGCAGGTATAACAAACGATGCTAATCCAACAATAGGTACAAAACTATCATCTCTTAATGGATCTAGGTTTTGTTTTATTATTTCTTCTGTTGTTGCTGCCGTACCGAAAACTTTTGCACTTCTAGCAGCTTTACTAAATAATAAATAAGATGATGGATCTGCAATAGCTCCTGTTATTCTACCTAAAAAATAATAAGGAGATTCTTTTTCTATAGATGCATTATGTTTAAGTTGAGCAAGTATATCAGTAGTTTCTTGTGCATTTCTGCTAAACATAAACTGATCTTTTATTTGTTCATAACCTTCTAATTGAGGATCATTAACATAAGAATAGTTAGCATCGCCTTCGTATTTTTGTCCATTAACAATTTCATCGTATGCCATGTACAATAAATTTTCTTCTTTAAAACCATCCCATAAATCTGTAGCTGCTTGAGTAACACTTGGACTATAAACTTTTTGTTGATCTAATGCTTTTTTTTGAGCATCTTCATATGTATATGGTACTGCTTGAGAATAAGTAATACCCATTTAATTTTTGCCCCATTTACCTGCAAATGTTTCGTATGCTTCTGAAACCCCTTCATTAATATATATATCAATCATTAAATTACCTGCAGGATAATATGTATCAAATGCAGAAGTTTCTCCTGGAGCTACACTAGTATTCATTTTAGACTTAATCATAAATTTAATAATTTTTGAAATTTGATTAGTGTCTTGAAAATTAACTAAACTTTCTGGTAATATGTTTGTATTTTTTAAAGCATTCAAATATAAATTTTTATCTTTTGCATTAAAACTAGAAAGTAATTCTTCTATTGTTGGTGTGTCATTTAAAACTTTTTTATTACCAGGAACAATAGTTGACATACTAATCATTTTCATAACTGATGCTTTAACACTATCTTTAGGATGACCAAATACAGCTGTATTATTTTCTGCTACAAGATTTAAAGAATTATCATTTTCTGTTTTTTCTAAACCTAATAAATTATTAGTTCTTTGTGTTAATGGTAAAGATGTATTGTTATGATTTTTAATTGCATAATGTCCAAACATCATACCATTTTGATAACTAGTATGAGGTTGTTTATGTGGTGGATAGATAGATTCTAAAGCTTTTGATTTATCGTTTAATATTGTAGATGAATTTATTTCATCAGAGTATGTTTTTAAATCTGCATTTTTTTTATTGTTAATTGCAATCTCATTCATTCTTTCATCAAGATCTGGAACATCTTTTCCTAATAAACTAAATAACATTTTAAATGGTTTGACTTCATTAGGTACATCATTAAATAATGGTACATCCATCATCCAAGACCAATTAGCTAAACTAATTAAACCTTTTTCTCCAGCATCTGCAAACTTATGCATTAAGTATTTAGATGAACTATCTGTAGGTTTAAACTCACCTAAAATTTTATCCATTGTACTAATGTTTTCTTTAGCCAATACTTTTAATAAATTATCTTTTGTAGATGGTGCATCTTCTTGATCTACATTTTGCCAACCATCAGGTTGAAAAAATTCACCAGGTTCTGTAATTTTAATAAATCCACCTTGGCCATTAGATACAGAAACACTATAACTCATTTTACCATTAATCATTTTTCCTGTAGGTTCAAATATAGGTAAAACAGATCCATCTTTAATTTTTGCTGCTAAGTCATCAAATGTTAATTTATGACCATTTTTATCTATACCAAATAAACCATTAGCTTTATCTTCTGCACTTTGTGAATTATGCCATGCTACAAATGTTGGCATTATAGACATAGCAATAGCTGAATCTCCTAATCCAAACTCATGTTCAATACCATGTTTAGTTAAACTATAATCATGGCTATCAAACAATATACCTTTGTCCATATTGTTAACTGCTTTTTTAGTATATTTACTTGGTGTGTAATTTGCTTTTAATAATTTATTTAATGCTGAATATGTAGCTCTAGATATTACATCTTTGTTAGATATATCTACATTACTATCTGCTGCCATAAATTTTAATTCATTAGTAACTTTAGCTATAAAGTCTGCTTTAACTGTTGGCTGCATATCTTCAAATGGATTACTTGCAAACCAATGAAAAGAATCTTCAAACAATACTTTAGAATATTTATTACCATCTCCCATTATTGTAGAAAACGATAGATCTCTAGATACACTTTCTCTAAATGGTAAAAATATTGCTTTTAAAAATGTTTCATTACCATCTAATGCTAAGTCAATATTTTTATGAAACTCTTTTACATCAAGATTAATTTGAGTATTTACACTTTCGTTTATTTCTTTTTTATCTCTTACATTCCATTTTTTAGCTAAATCAATTATTTCTCCATCACTCATTGATAAAGCATCGTTAGTTGACATATGATACAGAAAACTATTTGTATCTATGTTTGTATGCCATCCACCAAATTCTCCACTTATTTGATTATAAAACTCTAACTTTTTTTTAAAAGCCATCATGCTGCTTTCTTGTTCTAAATTACCTGTAGTAGTATTAAAGTAATTAGTCCAAGATTTAGGAATACTACCTTGTTGTTCAAATATGTTTTTTACTTTTAAAAAATTATTATCTGTTACACTCATTATTTCATTTGGACTTTTAGCTACACCATGTTCATAAAGTATTTGTTGAAAAGCTTCTTCTTTTTTATCTTCAGATAAACCTGTAGGAATAACTCCATTTTTCATAGAGCTTACATGAGATTGTATATCGTAAATTTTATTAATGTGTTTTGTAATTGTTTTAACATTAGCAGCACTAACATCATTATAATTTTCACTAATATATTTACTTAAATTACTATTAGCTCCATTCATAAAGTTACTAAAATGTAAATTATTTCCTATTTCAGTTTCTTTTTCAAAATTAAATTTTGCATTTACTTCATTAGCTTTTAATTTTTTACCTCTCCAATTAGTATATTTAGTCCAAATAGCATCTGTAATTTGTTTTCTAGTATCATCATCATTCATTTGATTATTGTAGATTTCTAGTATTGGATTATTTGCTATTTCTTCTGATGTAATAGGTGTGGGATTTTTATTATCTATTAATAGATTAATATAATTATAAGCATCTATTTCATTCATAGTTTTCATCATGTTAAAACCATTAGTAATATGTAATGCTTTAGTACCATTAGTTATATTAAGCATGTGTGCTTTATCAGATCTACTTTCTTTAGATCCTTCTTTTACTAACATTTCAAAATCTTCGTGAGCTTGGTTATTTAAAAATAACATTGCTTTGACAGTTGCATCATTAACAGCACCTTTTGCTGCATTACTATCTGGATTATCTGCAGCTACACTATGAGAATATTCTGCATTAGTGTTTAAATTTTTATATATTTCTGCATTTTCAAATTCAAATTTTGCTTCATCTAATTTAAATCTTTCGTTAGCAGCACCATTAACTAAAACACTAGATGATGAAGACAACATAGCATTAGCTTGTATTTTATAAACTGGTGGTACTTTTTCTAATAAAGTTTTACTATATGTATCTACTGCTGCTTTCATATCAGCAGGATTATTTTTTAATTGTTCATCTAAACTAAACTTTAAAAACTGATCTCTTGTATCTATTTGAAATTTTTGAAAATAATTAGCACTTGCTGTTGCATCAGCATTTCTTTCCATTCTTTCTAAAGTTGGACTAATAGCATCTAGTGCAATACTAAAACTACTTTTAGCTTCTACATAAGGTATTTCACCAATAGTTCTTTTAGTATCAATTTGTTTTTTACCTGTTTTAAGCATCGTATAAATCCTTTTTATATTTAGCTTCTGCACCTGCACTTGCTATAGATAACCAACCACCAAACTGTTCGTTTTTTCTTCTACTAGCTGTTTGTTGTTGTGCTAAAGAATATTCATTAATTTCATTTGAAACATTTAATCTAATTCTAGCTATGTCTTTATCTGCAACAATATCTTGTTGTTCTTGAACATTTAAAAATCCTCTACTATCACTACTATAACCTGCACCTGCAGCTACTGCTAAGTTATGAGCTTTAGCCATTCTAAGATCATTAATTCTATCATCTTCTTGTTCTTTAGCTATTCTCATAGATTGTTCTTTTTTTAATTCAAATCTTTGTTGTTCAAGTTTTGATTGTTTTCTAGATTCTTTAATATCCATGACAGTTTTAGCTGCTGTCATTACAAACATTGTTACTGGATCAGCACTCATGCAAAAACTACCTCCACACTCATACCCAAAATTTTCATTGGTAAAGGATCGTCTTGAGAAATCGTTATTGTTGGACTTTTATTGTAACCTAAAAAGAAAAATTCTTTTTTTTCTGTTACTGGAACTAGGTCAGAGCCACCCGAAAAATTAACTTGCTGAACTACTAAAGATTTAGAGGTGCTGTCTGCCCCTTTAATAGTCATGTCTAAAGTTGAATTTAAATCAACGATGGCTCTTGATATTCTTCTTGGAAGACCTGTTAATGGGCCTTCTGGTAATTCTTTATCTATTGGCATTGTTTCAACAATAGGAATAAAATTAAATCCTACTTTTAAAGCTGTAGCTTTTGGTGCATTTACTAGTGTAATTGTATCTGAGCTAGATACTGTAAATGTTCCTATTGAACTATTACCTTCAACTACATTAATAGACTCATTTGTATAAATACCATTTACTGAATGTAAAAATCCTTTAGTAAAAGTAATTGCTGCACCATCACTAGGACTTGCTGCTAAAGTTTTATTTAATGTTAATAAATATTCTCCACTACCATTATCAACTAATGATGAAATAGTATATTCTGTTGCATTACCTGCTATTGTAAATTGTTCATTTACTTTTGGAGCTGAAGTTAATCCATCTATTATTAATGTTGTACCAGATTGTGATGCACCATTTACTAATGGTGTACCTCTTTGATTTATTACAGAAGTTGTTTGGCAATCAAGTGTAATAGTATCGTCATCTCCAAACTTTTCTAATGTATATACTGTAGATCCATTTAATGATCTTTTACTTGCAACAATTAAATTTTCATTTAAAGCTGCTATTGATTGAAAAGTATCTCCAGATCTAGTTGACCATTGTACCCACCCTGCTATTTTTTCATCTCTTACAGAATGAAATACAGATAACTTACCTGCGTGTGTTGTTCCATTGTTTAAGAAAAAAGCATATTGTTCTGGTCTAGTAACATTACCTTTCATGATAGCAATTTCTTTTGGGCTATCAATTAAATGTCCAGCAAGAATAGAAACAGAAGTAGATTTGTATCCATCTTCTAAATCAGAATAAACAAACTCTCTAATTGTTTTACCATTTTTTTGTACAAAACCTGCTGCTTGGTCAAACATTTTAGGTGCTGTTCTAGATATTCCATAAGGTGATTGTCGTTTAATACTTATATTAGCTTGTGTAATAGTGTTATCAGAAGCAACTGGTACATAGTATTCACCACCATCTGTAAATATTTGTAAGTCTTTACCAGATAACATATGTCTAACTTCATTAACTTGGTCGCCTGATATATCAATATCAATAGCATCTGCTGAGTCTGCATCATCAACATCAAAATTAAAATACTCAGATATTTTAGAAGCAAGTACGTTTGCAGGTTTAGAATATAATCCACCAAACCACAATCTGTTTGCATGAAAAGTTACTGCTTGAGGATAACCTCTTAATGCAGATATTGACTGTTCATCCCAATCAGTTGTTGCTGTAGTATTTGTAAGTGTTTCATTAACTGTAGCTGTAACTGTTGTTGCGTTCGAGTAAGCAGTTATAGTCATAGTTTTTTTATCTTTTCTTATTCTCACTCCTACCCATTGTGCTGTAAATGTATTTGCACTTGCTGTTACTGTTACAGATCCAGATGTACCAGAAGTAGATATTGTAGTAGCTGTTGCAGCATATTTGTAATATGGCTCATATACAGGATAACCAGATGAATGAGTTGCAAACTCAAATTCTTGTACTGTAAATGATGTTGCACTTTCTCTAAATATTTTTCTTGTTGGTCTATTTCTATGAGTAATAAAAATACTATCTCCAAATTGTGCAAAATTTAATTCGAATAATTCTGCTGTAATCCAATTACAATTTGTTGTGTAGTTTGATGTAATAGCTGTACCAGAAGTATTATATACATCCATTCTTCCATTAGATAATACTATAATAGCAACTTCATCATCAGAAAATATAAATGGAATAATTCTACATTCTGCAGGTAGTGTTGCTAAATAATTAGTACCTGGTCTTCTCATCAAACCACCTTCTGCTAATAATGCAAAATTTTTACATTCTTTAGCTCCTTGAAAATAAGATCCAACATCTGTTCTATTTGCTAATAAAGGACTAAGCTCACCAGAAGAAAAATTAGTTATAACTGTTCTTAATGTTCTTCCCATTATCCATCCGTTCTTGTAGAATTACGAAGGTTAATAAATCTTTTTGTGTCTATTACTTTTGTTGTTGTTTCTGCTGAGTCTATATTTTTAGAAACTAAAAATTGTCTTTCAGCTAATTCTTTAAATTGTCTTATCATTGCTGAATCTCTAGCTACCGAACCTGCAAATACTGCTGCTAATTCGTATTCTAATGCTAATCTAAAATGAGGTGGAAAATAAGATTCATCTACTTTGTAAATATAATCCATAATTAATGAACTTGTTGAACCATAATTATTTACATAAATAAAATCTTGGTATCTTGAATAAGGTATTACATAGTCATTACAAGTAACTGAAATAATTTGTAAGACTTCTGGACTAGTTGGCATTTGATATGCGTAATCATATCTTCCTGCAGGTGTATTACTTAATAAGGATAAAGATCCTTGTGTTGTAGCAAATCTCCATCTGTGTCTTGTTAATGAAGCTTCTGTTACATCAGTATAAACATTAGATGCAACTAATGCTTCGGTGCTTCCATCAGAAAAAGATGAAATAGGACTTGCACCTATCATTACCAAAGCTCTTGCACATATATCTATACTTGTTGTTGCCATAATATAAAAAAAAATGACCTAGGGGGATTTCTCCCCCTAAATCGAAATTAGACTATGCTAATTTTGCAGTTGTTACAGTTGTTGCACCAGTAGCTGAACTTACTACAAGTAAGTCAGATTCCATTGTGCCACCTACACCAGCTGCAACAAGGATCATATCACCTTGTTTAAGCTCTGCGTAAGCTGAATTGAAGTAACCACTACCTACTATAGATGAAGTTGCATCTCCGTCAGTATAAAACCAAAGAGAATTGCCACTCATCTGTGCTACCTTTTTAATAGGATTGTCAGTTGCGTATGCCATATTATTATTTCCTTTTAGTTATTATTCTGCACAAAGTTGAACTCTAGCAGCATCGCCATCGATTTGTACTGCACCTAAAGATAACATTGAAGTTATTAGGTGAGATACTTTCTCAGGGATGTAGTTAACTTCAGTTTTAACATCTGAACCCACTCCTAAACCAATAGATGATTTATGGAATGCTAATGTTTTTCTATCTGAAGATGGTTTTGATAATCCAGAGTGTGTGAACCATAAAAAACCTAACCATCTTTTGGCAGTAATACCACCAGCAAATGGAAGCTCATTAGGGCCTACATATTCTACTCTAGAGAATTGATCTATTGATAATAGATCAGACCATTGTTTAGGCCCAACTACCCAGTATCTTTGACCATCATCTGGAACGTCATTTCCGTTGAAAATTTCCATCATGTTTTTTGCTTTAATCAAAGACATACCAGTTGCTGAACTTGATACGTTGTTTGCGATTGAAGTTGCTGAATCTAAAGTATCGATAAGCACTTGGTCAGTTTTTCTACCTAATGCGTATGCTGCTGAAGAAGCTACAACTTGTCTTTCGTCAATGTTTACCTTTAACTCGTCTAACTTATCAACGTAATCTGCTGCATAGTAATCAGTTAAAGTTGCAGACACATTGCTGTGTGAAAGATCCATAGCTACTACTTCAGCATGTCTTGCTTTAGTATTTGCAGATCCTTTTGCTACTTTTTGAAATTTAACAGAGTTTCCATTGACACCGTTAACTGTTCTAACAAGGTTCTTAAGTTTGCTTCCCATTCTTTGGTAAGCCATATGAACTTCTGCTTCAAACTGAGTTATAAAGGCATTAGTTATTGATGTTGCCATTATTGTGTCCTTTGTTGTTATTGTTTAAATTACCGATTATCTTTTTAATGCAGGGGTTTGTTATCCAAGAAGGGCAAACATAAACATTTTAAAAGGTCTTAATTTAGAAATATTCTAAAGAGTAGGTTATTGGCAACGCACATTAAATCCAATGTTTAGGAATAGTAATAACTTCTCCGTATTCTATTTCACCATTTTCATCTTCTGAATAAGTACCAAACAAAGTAATAAAAGCATCTGTTTCTTTGTAAATCCAAAACTCACCTGTTGTGCAAAGAGCAGGTTTAGCATTATCCATTTGTTTAATAGACAACCAACCTGTTTGACTTACACAGTCAAGCCATTTCAAAGGTTTTTTTAACCTTTTGTATTTAGAATTAACTTTGTCCTTTATATGTTTTTTCATACAACTCCGTTACCCTTCTTACATAACCAGGATCTCTTTTAGAACTATCCCAATAACGAGGATCATTTAACATTGCTTTTAAATCATCTTGAGTTGCTTGTGCATCAACTTGTGTATTTGATGTTGGCATATTAGAGTCTTTAGTAAGTTTCATTATTTCTTCAACAACTTGTACTCCTTCAGCAGTTGCTGCTAATGCAGAAATTGCAGAATAACCTTCTGGAGTTAAATGTTTTTTTGACCACATAGATGCAGCTTCTATTCTTTCTTTTCCTGCATCACCAAGTTTTTGTCGTTCTAATTCTGTGTTAGGTAAATTAGCAACAGCATTATCAATAAAAGCTTTAACACCTTCATCATATTGATCTTGTGATAAACCAGCATTTTTTGCAGTTTTATCCCACCATTGAACAATAGGCATATCTTTATCAATTTTAATATCTATTGAGCTATCTAATTCTGGAACAGATAACTTGTAATCTTCTGGTACGTTTCTTAATTTTTCAGACTCAATATCTGTTCTAATTTGTTTAGTAAGATCTTCTGTTCTTGATCCTAATTTAGATTCAAGTGAATTATAACTTGCTGCTAAATTTTCTAAATTAACTTTATTGTTATCGGCATCCCAAAATTTATCTTGTATATATTCTGGTTTACCTGCTTCAGTAGTTGTTTCTGTAGCGATTGGTGCTGCATTAGCATTATCATCTGCCATCTTGTTCTCCTTTTTTTTTTCGTGTTTTAATTATACCAACTAAAAATCTCATACCTTCAATATGAAATAATTGATTGCTAGTTACATTAGGCCCAGCAACTGCTTCAGTTGTAATTGATTGTAGGTAGTCTAATACCTTTTTACCTTCTTCACCTTTAAATACATTTGCAAAATGTTTATTTAAAATCTCCTCATCTTTAGTAGATCTTGAATAACCATCTATGCTTGTTGTAATTTTAGGTTTTTCTTTGTTTAGTGCATCCCATGTCATTCTACGTTCCTGGTGGAACTTCTCCTCCTTCTGGTGCTGATTGTTGTAGCTGAGTCATACGATCAGCTAATTGTTTTTGCTCATTCTCATCTCTAATAAGTTTTTCTGGTAGGTTCATTTTTTCTGCTAAATATTTTGCAGTTTCATTTTGATCTACAATTAAGTTAATCATTTGTGGGCCAAACGTACCTGCTATTATTTCATTGAACCTAGTTACATCTGCAACATCTTGTAAATGTTGAGCTTGTGCTAGAGGTGATCTTGGAGCTATTTTAACTTCCCTACCATTTACTTTAGGGATGTCTATTCTACCTTGTTTAGATAAAATTCTAATAATTCTTCTTAATAACGGATTAATTAATTCAGATTGTAGTCTTCCAAAAGAAGCACCTATCTGTCTTGATAGATCTGCCATTCTTTCAGAAACTTCTGTTGCTGTCATTGGAGTACCTTCTGGTCTTCCAAGAGCTTCCATGTATAAAGCTTTTTTAATATTAGTTCTCATGTCATTTAAAACCAACTGAGCAACATCAAAGTTAGATGCTGCTTGAATTGGTAACAAACCTTTAGAACCTGGAGCTACAGGAATTAAAGAACCTGGTACAAGGGAAATGTTATCAGGATTTATTACACCATCGTCTTCATAAGTATAAACACCACTTACTGACATTTGTGCATTTTGTAATATTAATTCTATAGTAAGGTTACAAGTTTTTATTGCACCCATTGCATTAAATACTGGCCCTCTACCATATACTTCTCCAGATGCTTTGTTCCATCTAAATACTAAATAAGGATTAGAACCATCACCAGAATATTCTTCTTCTAATAATATATGTTTAGGATTTTCCATAACAACACAGAATTTATATTTTTCTACATTGTCTTCATAAATTTTATAAATAGATTCTATTATTTTAACTTCTTTTTTTTGTTTTAATGGATCAAAATTTTCTGGTAATTTAGCTCTAGGATATAAAATATTTATCTCATGTGCTTTACAAGTTCTTGTTCTATATACAGTATCAATTTTACCATCTGGGCCATTCATTAAACAAACTCTTGTTAATGGTACTGAAGTAAATTTAATTGGATTAACTGCATCACCTTCTTCTACAAGAAGTATTCCTGTACCAATAGCAAGATCCATAAATGCTTCATGTATCTCTTGGTTAAAGTTAGATGTTTGTAATACTTGAAATACATAATCTGTAATTTTATCTAGCTCTTGATTTATTCCTGGTTTTTTTTCTGGTGGTATTTCAGAACCAGCTTGAAAGTCTGCCCATCTAGCAAACGTAGGTGTAATACCTGCTTGTAGTCTTGATGCAAATTCTTGTACTCCAACTACTGCAGTTTCGTCAAAAATTTTATCATTTCTTTTTTGTCCTGGTGACTCATCATAAAAAGATTCTCTATTAGGCAAACAATACTCATAAGCTTCTTCAAATTTATCTTTCCAATAATCTTTAACACCTTGAGCTTCTTTATACTTTTTAAGTATTTCTGTAGCTTTATCTGCTGTGCCTTGATCTAAAGTTTCTTGAGTTTCTATATATGCCATTATT